GAAGATCCCGGTCCCCGATCTGTTGAAAATGCGGGATTATTTCAAGCGCGAATACGCGAGCGAACAGAAAGCCGAGGCCCTCGCGAACGGAATCGGAACCGGCGGCAAAATCCTGGTGAGGTTCTGACATGAAAATCATTGATCGTCTGTTTAAACGCCGGAAAAAAGAGATCGCGCGGAAGAAGCGGCCCATGGCGCTCAGGTACGCCGCCGCGGGAACGGACAGACTGCTGTCATCCTGGACTACCACGAACGCGAGCGCCGACGCCGACATCGCATCGAACCTGAAGTCTCTCCGGGCCCGGTCCCGCCAGCTCGTGAAAGACAACGACTACGCCCTGCGGTTCATGAAGCTCGCGGTGAACAATATCATCGGATCGACCGGCATATCGTTTCAATGCAAATCGAAGGACGCTCCCGACCGGCTCGACAAACGCGCGAACGATATCATTGAGACGGGTTTCGCTGACTGGGGCCGGCCGGTATTTTGTTCGATCGACGGCCAAATGTCGTGGAAAGAGATGCAGCGGCTGGTCCTTCAGTCCGCGATTCAGGACGGCGAGGTCCTCGTGAGGATCTATCCCGGGCTGTCGGTCAACAAGTATTCGTTCGCCCTTCAGGTCCTTGAGGCCGACCATCTCGAAATCGATCTCACCGATTCGGCCAAAAACATCAAAATGGGCATTGAGTACGACGGTTTTGGCCGGCCGGTCGCATATCACCTGTACAAACAGCATCCTGGAGACAACAGATCCATGGAATCGTCCTATGGATCGCGGGAGCGCGTCGATGCGAAGCAAATCCTCCATATTTTTTTGAAGGAAAGGCCTTCGCAGTCGCGCGGGGTGCCCTGGATGCACTCGGCCATGGTGAGGCTCAACCACCTCGGATCATACGAGGAGGCCGAGATCGTGGCAGCTCGGGTGTCGGCCTGTAAGATGGGCCTGCTGACGAATGCGAACGGCGAGGGCTACGTCGGCGACGAGAAAGACACCGACAACAACATAGTCGTGGACGTGGCGCCGGGAAATTTTGACCAGCTCCCGGCCGGATGGGACATGAAGATGTTCGACCCGACACACCCGGCGGGAAATTTCGATGGATTCATGAAGCGCACCCTCATGGGTATCGCGTCGGGGCTCGGCGTCTCTTACGTTTCCCTGGCGAACGACCTCGAAGCCGTCAATTATTCGAGCATCAGGGCAGGGAGCCTCGCCGAGCGCGATCACTGGAAGATGCTCCAGTCGTGGTTCATCGAGTCTTTCTGCGTGCGCGTGTTCGAGCGGTGGCTGGACTACGCTCTGCTTACCCAGGAGGTCAAACTGCCATATGAGAGGTTTGACAAATACAACAAGCCGCGTTTTTACGCGCGGAGCTGGGACTGGGTGGACCCGGAGAAGGACACGAACGCTGCCATCAAGGAAATCAACGCGGGGCTGAACACCCTCACCGACGTCCTCGCCGAGAGCGGGAAGGACATCGAGGACATCATCGAAACGAAGAAACAGGAGCAGGAGCTCCTTGATCAATACGGGATCACCTTGAACACCGATCCGGCAAAACTAAAAACGGAGAAACCAGATGGAAACCAGACAGCAAATCAAGAGTAAGACCCTTTTCAGGAGCGTCGAGATACGGGAGGTCCCGGCGAAGCAGGACACGCGGACGATCGAGCTGTCGTTCAGCTCCGAAGACCCCGCGAAACGGTTCTGGGGGATCGAGATCCTCGACCATGACGCGAAATCGGTCAGGATGGACCGGCTCATGAAGGGCGCGCCGCTGCTCTGGAACCACAATCTCGACGATCAGATCGGCGTCATCGAAAAAGCATGGATCAGCGACCGGAGGGGGAAAGCGTTGGTTCGCTTTTCCAGGTCTCAAAAAGCTGATGAGATATACCAGGACGTCCTGGATGGCATCCGACGGGGTGTATCTGTGGGATACCAGATACACTCTATGATTCTCCAGGAAGAGAAGGACGGAGAAGCCACCTATCGGGCGAATGACTGGGAACCGCTGGAAGTTTCAATCGTCTCGGTTCCGCTCGACATCACTGTCGGCGTGGGCCGGGCCCTCGACCAGGATCACACCATCGAGGTAATAAAAATTAACAAGGATGAAAAAAACATGGAAGGCGAAGTAAAAAGCCAGCCTGTAGAAAAGGCTGAAAAAATCAATGTCTCTGACATTGAGGCGAAAGCCAGAAAAGAAGAGCAGAGAAGGATCCGCGAGATACACATGATGGCCGACAAGCATGGCCAGCGCGAGCTCGCGGAGCAGTTCATCAATGAGGGAAGGCCGTCTCAGGAGTTCGGCGTGGCGGTGCTCGAAAGGATCGGGAACCTGAAACCGATCAATCCGATTCCGGCCGATATCGGCATGTCGCCGAAAGAAGCGAAGCAGTTCAGCATCGTGCGGGCGATCAACGGTCTGCTCTCCGGACGGTTCGGCGGGTATGAAAAAGAGTGCTCCGACGCCGTGGCGAAACGGATCGGCAAGAACCCACAGGGTTTTTTCATTCCCGACGAGGTGCTCAAGACCAGGGTGCTCACTGTCGGGACCGTATCATCGCCGAGCACCGGCGCGGGGAACCTCGTGTCGCAGGACCTTCTCGGGTCGAGCTTCATCGAGCTCCTCTACAACGCGATGGTCGTGAAAAAGGCCGGGGCGAGGATCCTCAGCGACCTCTCCGGGGATGTTTTAATACCGAAGATCACCGGCGGGGCGGCCGCGTACTGGGTCGCTGAGAATACCGCGATCACCGGGGCCTCGGCCCAGACGTTCACCCAGGTGAGCATGAAGCCGAAGACCCTTGGGGCATATACCGAGCTGTCGCGCAAGCTGCTTCTCCAGAGCTCGATGGACGTCGAGGGGCTCATCAGGAGCGACATGGCGATACAGCTCGCCCTGGCGATCGACAAGGCCGCTCTGGTCGGGAACGGCTCGGGCGCCACACCGACGGGGATCCTCAATACCTCCGGCGTCGGCGACGTAAGTTGCGGCGGGACCGCCCCGGAATACGTCGATCTGCTCGGCCTCTGGAGCGACGTCGGCAACAGCAACGCCGCGATCGGGTCCCTGGCATGGGTGTTCAACGCGAAGATGGCCGCGACGCTCAAGCAGATCTATCCGAACAGCACCGGCGGCGACAATCCGGTCCTCATGGGCGACATCATGAACGGCACGATCCTCGGGATCCCGGCGTTTGTCACGAACCAGATCGCGAATACGTTCGGCTCGGGCGATACTTCGACGAGCGGCGCGCTTACTGCGATCATCTTCGGAAACTTCGCCGACCTCTTGATCGGCCAGTGGAGCGGCGTTGACGTGATCGTCGATCCGTACACGAATTCGTCTTCAGGGACCGTCCGGATCGTTCTCCTGCAGGACGTCGATGTGGCGATCAGGCACGCTGAGAGCTTCAGCCAGACCTCGAACGTCGCGACGATATAAGGGGGTGGCATTATGGCACTCTCTAATCCTCGCGGGCAGTTCGGGATACACTCGGTCTGCCTGTTTGACCGGGACACCGGCCTTCCGCTCTCATACCTTCGGGTCATCGGGAAATGCGAGATCAACTTTGAGGCGGATTTTTCCGACCTCACGGGCGGCTCGCAGATGTATCCCTTTGATACCGAGGTGACGAAGATCGGTTCGGACATATCGTTCACGGCCCGGGAGTATGATCCCGGGACGATGGAGCTCCTCATGGGAGGGGCCCTCACCGAGAACTCTGCCGAGGCCACCGGCGCCATCGATGGACTTGCCAACGTAAAAGGCACGAGCGTATACGACGCCTCGACCGGGATCGCGACCGTTTCCGTCACGAGCGGAGACAGCGCGGACCTGAAAGAAGGAAAGTACGTCATCAAGGCGACCGGAGCCAAGGCGGCAACGGTTTACGCTCTCACGGACGTTGATTTTGCCCATGGCACCGACGCGGTGTTCACCGACGACACTCTGGCGATCGGAACGATCGACCTGACGAGCGGCGCGGCGACCCTCGCCAGCTACGGGCTCACGTTTACGCCGGGGAGCGGCACGACGGCGTTCGTCACGAACGACACGGCTGAATTCTACGTCCGGAAACCGAACACCAGCTCGATCGAGCTCCTGTTCGGCCAGGCGGCCGCTGAATTCACGAAGGTCGGCGTGATCATCGCCGGCCAGAAACAGTCTGATGGGACCATCAGCTACATGGAGTTGTACAACTGCCTCGCGGCTGGCATGCCCATCGGTTTCAACGAGAAGGCGTGGAGCGATTGGTCCGTGAAGATCAAGGCGCTTTACGATTCGTCGAAAGACGCGATCGGCTGCTTCAGGCGGACCATCGCGGCGTAAAAGAGAAAGTGTAAAACCAGGAGGCGGGACTGCCACCGCCTCTTTTTAAAAATCATGAATGTTGAAAGAGTAAAACCGGCGACCGAGCAAATCCGCGACGACATGTTCGATTTCGGGCGGATCATCTATACCGGCCGGAGAAAATCAAAATTTAAGGTCGGCTTGTTCTATCGCATAATTTGTCCGGGCGACATCGTCGAGCTGACGATCCCGGAATGCGAGGAAATGATCCGGAACCATCCCTTTAAGCCTTACAACCAGGAGACGGACAAAGCCATCCGGTTTTATCAGACCCCGCCTGGGATGTTTAATGTCGTGAACGGGTGCCTCAAGGGCCGGCGGTGCTTCATCGTCGGGCGCGGGAGTAGCCTCATGGGGTTCGATTTCAGCATTCTCAAAAACGAGTACGTGATCGTTTGCAACGAGGCCCTGCTGTCATATCCGCAGGCGGACGCGATCGTGTTCTGCGACCGGTCGATGTGGGTGAACAACAGGAAAATGCTCGCGGAATTCAACGGGTTGATTTTGGCCGCCGAACGCACCGGATACTACGACATCGACCGGCGCAAGAACGTCATCATTTTTCCGTTGGGCAATCTGGGATGCGGGCAGCGTGTCGAGGACGGCATGTATTGCGGTGCGTCATCGGGGATGCTCGCGATCAATATCGCCGAATGTATGCAGGCGTCACAAATTTATCTGCTCGGTCTGGACCTCAACATAAACGCAGATCGAAAATATTTCGATGAGTTCACCGATGAGCCGAGGCATTATTCAGACAATTCATGGGTGCGCGAGCACCTCAAAATGTACCACGAGCATTTCCGGCAATACAGAAACGTGTTCAATTGCAATCCTAAAAGCGCGATTAAGACGTTTCCATTCGTAAACATAAAGGACGTGATAAATGCGGCTGACCAGGTTGCTTGATTTAATCGGGTTCGCGAACGATATTTCGCAGAAACCGGCGATTGCCGAGGTGTTGAGTCAGGACATCAGCCTGGCGAACAATGATATTATCAGACATATTTATGAAACCCAGAACAGGCTCCTGAGAGATTATCCAGGGATCGGAGCCGCGGGAGATCTTATCCATGCCCTGATGGTGATAGAGCGCATGGTCTGCGGCGTCGAGCTGTATCCCACGGCCAAGATCGGGAAAAATTTCGAGGTATGCCATGGGGGCGGCGTGGTGATCGCTGGCACCGCGGAGATCGGCGACAACGTGAAAGTTTTCAGCGGCGTGGTGATCGGCGACAAGGCCGGGAGGATGGCGGCGCCGAAGATCGGGAACCACGTGACGATTTACGCGAATGCGACCGTGTACGGCGACATCGAGATCGGGAACAACGTGATCATCGGCGCGAACTCGGTCGTCAACGTAAGCATCCCGGACGATATGATGGTCCTCGGGGGCCCCGACAGGATGAGGAAGCTATGCTGAACAGATACTTTTTGAGGAACGACAACCGGCACATCACGACGATCGCCGAGATCGGGATCAATCACAACGGCGATATCAATGTCGTCAAGCAATTGATCGACATCGCGAAATTCGCCGGGTTTGATTTCGTGAAATTTCAGAAACGCGAGCCTGAGAAGTGCGTCCCCGAACACAAAAAGAACGAGATCAAAAAAACGCCCTGGGGCGAAATCACCTATCTCGAATATAAAAAGAAAATTGAATTCGGCCTTGAGGATTACATTGAGATCGCGCGATACGCGAAGGAGCGCGACATCAGGTGGTTCGCGTCGGTGTGGGACATCGACAGCGCCGAGTTCATGCGGAAATTCACTGATGTGGTGAAGGTCCCCTCTGCCCTTGTCACGGATTTTTCCCTTCTCGAATATTGCCGCGAGCATTTCAAATATCGGATCATCTCGACCGGGATGAGCACCGAGGACGAGATCGTGGCCGCGGTCCGCGTGCTTGAGCCGCATGTGATCATGCACTGCAATTCCAGTTATCCGGCCCGGCCGGACGAGCTGAATCTTAAATACATCGAGTGGCTGAAACAGAAATATCCAAAAATCAATATCGGGTATTCCGGGCACGAGTACGGCATCGAAACGACGTACCTCGCGGTCGCATTCGGCGCGACCTGGATCGAGCGGCACGTTACTCTCGATCATTACATGTGGGGATCCGATCAATATTGCTCGATCGAGCCCGAGGGCATGATCAAGCTGGTCCGCGGGCTGAAGAATTCCGCGGTAGCCATCGGCGAGCTGGGGCCGCGGGTGGTTTTCGAGTCGGAACTCGGCAAAAGGAGCGACCTCAGGAAATGAAACTGTGCGTTGACATCGACGGGACGCTGTTCGAAAGCGATTGCATCGACGGCGAATACGAAATCAGAAAGGTGAACAGGGAGATGATCAAAAGGCTCAATGCGCTTTTTGATACCGGGTCTGAAATCGTGATTTATACCGGGCGGCACTGGAACCATTTGTATGAAACGAAACGGCAGCTTGATTCGCATAATATAAAATACACGACGCTCGTGATGGGAAAACCGGTCGCGGACCATTATATCGACGATAAGGCGGTGAGACCTGATGAGTTTCTGGCTAGATGATCTTGACGATCTGTTCGACGACTTCGCGGTCGATGTCCTCCTCGTGAATTATCCCGAGAGCGCATCGACCGGATCGTCCGGCAGCGCGGTGTCCTCGACCGATACGACGATCAAGGGGATATTCGACGACGCGCAGAAGGTCATAGACCAGCTCACCGGGCAGATGGTGACGGCGAGGCCGCAGGTCACGGTCAAATCGAGCGACGTGACCAGGCTCATAAGGCGCGCGATCGTCCGCGTCGGTCTGACGGATTATTTCGTCAACGACATCCTCGACGACGGGACGGGAATTACAGTTTTACAGTTGAGTGAAAAATGAGCACGACAATCAGACAGAGCATAATCACCAATCTCAAGACCAGGATGCAGACCATCCGGACGGCGAACGGATACAATACCGAGGCCGGGATGAATGTGTTCGAGTGGCTGGAGTATTCGACCGACGCGACGGTCCGGCCCGCGATCATCATCCGCGATCCGGAGGACAATGTCGATCAGTACGGCGCGCACGAGAAGGGGCGGAAGCTCTATGTCGAGATCGTCGTCCAGACCGACGGCACCGACGCTGTGAGCGACGCCCGGTCGATCATCGGCGACGTCGAGAAGGCGATCGGGACCGACGAGACGTTCAGCGGGTTGTGTTACATGACCGAGGACGCCGGGAACGAGATGGAGTCGAAGCACGAGGAAGACATCCTCGCGACGGCGAAAATAAAGTATAATCTGTATTACAAGACGGGCCTCTGGGACCCGTACACGACGATAAATTGCTAGGGGGACACATGGCTACAGTCAAAATCGCGGGAAAGGACAGAAAGATCAGGATCGGATACGGGAAGACGAGGGAGATCCTTGGGAAGCATCTCGATAAGTTCTCGAAATCGAGAAAGGACGAGAAAGAAACATTCAATCCCGGGGATGATTTTTTTCTCGACATCATCTGGGCGAACCTTGAGCGGCGGTGGTACGGCCTGAAGCCGTTCGTCACGAAAAACCGGATGAGGAACGCCATCGGATACAAGGAACTGGGCATGGCCGCGCTGTTCGTCAACAGCGAAATTTTCGGAAAGCTGGAGGATAGGGAGCCGGGAAAGGCGGAAAAGTAGAGTGGGGCGATTTTTATCAGGGAACGATCGACTCGCTCGATGAAATCTATTATGTCCTGAGACGGCATTTTCATTTTTCGCACGATGAGGTTCTCGGTGGGGAAATATCGCATCTGAGGGGCCTTGCCGAGCGATATTTTTCCGAAAAGACCGACAGGGAAATT